GGGTCTTCATCTTCGACAGATGATGCAACAGCAGGTTTAGTACCGAAGTAAGATTCTTTAAGCATGTTTAGCTTTGCAGAATAGTCTTCAGCATTATCATAATCAAGTCCTTCCGATAGAGCACGGAGTTTTTCAATCTTAGTTTCTGCTAAGTCTTTAGTAGACTCAGTAAAAATTAAACTTTGTTCAGCTTCTTGTAGTTGATTACTAATCTCTATTTTAGCAACAGTTTCTTCTTCAAGTTTAGCTTCTAATTCTTCGACCTGTGAGGTCATGTTAGTTAGAACGTCTGAATCAGCATCTTCTGGAAGTTGAATATTGTGAGCTTCCATTAGACCTTTAAGGCCGTCCATGAAAGATTCTGCAATCTCTACTTTTAAAGATGATTCGATAGCTACTTGGTTCTCTTTCATCCACTCTTCAGCGACATAGTTGAGGTAGTTATCTACTTTTTCTGACATTTCTTCTTGCATTGCTTCTTTAGCTTCCGCTAGTTGTGAATCAAATGCTTCAGACAATTCGTTTGAATATTCGCTTACGCGTGCGTTAACCGCAGCTTCGAAAACAGTTTCAGCCTTCTCTCTTAGGTCTTCTGAAAGATCCTCATCTCCGAAAATTGCGTCGATGTCTTCTTTCACAGAACCTTGTCCAGGTGTTGATACTTTTGGTGCTACAGGCTTGTCACTTACGTTCTTGTCAGCTTTTCGAGAAGGTGCTTTACCTTTCTCAACTGTTAGTCCGTTAGTTCCTGATACCTTAGTTCCATTCTCAGCCTTAGCATTTCCTGGTGCTGGTGCAGTAAAAGATGCAGTCTTATCTGCTGGTCTTTTATTGCTTCCTTTAGTAATAGGATCTGCAACCATAGAATTTTCACCATCGGCCTTGAACTCATCAAGTTCAACTTGTGCTTCGGCTTCATTGATTTCGTCGTTAGCGAACTTATCTAGTTCATTAGCCATTTTTTACTCCTTTGTATTGAGTCATTTATCTATATAGTATTTATAAAAAGTTATTTATCTACAAGTTATTTAGGAAAGCTGCAAATGCGGCTACCTTGTTTTCTTGCAATCGTTTAAAGTCATCATGACCTGCCTGCTGGATGTGCTCGATTACTTGTTGAGCTTTCCATGAGTGCGAGGCTGCGTCATATATCCAATCGACACCTTCCATTACGCCATTGACGAATGCATTAGGTGCGCTAGGATCAGCAACAATATCACCAGCGGTAGCAAGCATGAAGTCACCTTGGACTTCATTTACGCCTTCGTTGGATTGTTTTAGTGTTCCCATTCCCCTGCTGGATACACCAAGCTGAGCACCTTCGTCGATCAGACTTTTTACAATCTTACCGTATGGAGTGTCCATGACCTTGGCTTTTCCAATATAATTTGTACCCTCTTTAGTGAGAGACTTAATCATATGTGAAACTCTTTCAAGATTAATAGTAGGACCATCTGGGTGTCCCAGTTCGCCATATGCTCTATTAGTCTTAATAAATTCTTCGTTGTATCTTTCAGCCTCTTTGTCGAGTACTGCCATTGGATAGTTTCTTCCGTTTCTATTTACAAGGTCGCCTTGTAGGAAGATGCCTTCGATGAAATAGTTTTTACCACCATCTTCTTTAGCTTCTACTATCGGGGAAACGTTTTCGAAATTTTGTTCTGATATTAACTTCATGTTATCCCTCTAATGATACACCAACACCTAGAACTCCAGCATTAGCTGCAAAGATCTGGTCTGTTGGATTCTTTTTAAGGTACACTGTCTCGCCAACCGCTATTGTGATTGTTCCGATGTCAGTACCATCTGTTTGTTCTAGTGTTACTAGATGTGCAGCAACGCCAGTGTTAATTAATCTAACACACGTTGCGCTTCCGAATGTTGAAGCTGCACCTGTAGTTGTTGCGCAGGCTGCTTCGGTTCCTTTGAGTTTGATTATTGACATTACTCCACCAGCCCTTCAAGCTCTTCTGCAATATCAATTGCAAAACTAATAGCTGCTTCTGGATTTTCCTCTAGCATATTTTCAAACTGCTCTAGGTTGTCTTCTGTTAAATTGTCCTTAACAAATGCAACAGCTGCTTCATAGACTTCTACGTCCATGCCATCCTTATATGATGCAGCTTTTGAGTGATCTTTATTGACTGCTCCACCTTTAAAGACAGCATCTTGCTCTGCTTCGTTTTTAAATGCAGGGTGAAGTTTTTGCTGTACTACATCTACATGCTTGCCGACAAAGTCTCTTTCAGCTTTTGACTTAGGTTTTGAGTAATCGGCCTCGACACCAGATTGTAGTTCTGGATCAGGTACGATATCAATCTTTTTAAGCTCTGCGATCTGTCTTAGTGATTTCATTTAGTCCTCGTTATCTTCTTCTGTCTCTTCAGAAGGGTTGTCGTCCTCTGGCTCTGCAACAACTTCTTGGTCTGCCTCGTAAGTATCTTCTCCATCTTCTGAAGTTTCTACTTCGTCTGCATCTTCATATGAATCATCTTCTGAATCTATTTCTGGATCCAAGTCAATGTCATCTGAATCAGGAAGCTCTTGCCCCATCATGCCGTTACTGATAACATCTTTTGCTTGCTGTACATAGTCAGCAGCTCTGTCTGCCATCTCATCAGAGAAAATCTCTGCGGCTTTATTTGGCTTATCATCTACTGCCAAACCTACCATTTTTAAAACTGGTTCTGTCATAATATCTCCATCTATATTTATAATCTAAAAGTTCTAGTCTTGCGGTGCTTGTGGAAAACCACCGTCTTCACCATCAGTTTGCACGCCATATTGGTCCATATTCTCTTGTTCACCTTCGGTATCGGCCAACATTTCCGCATGCATGTCTTCAATTTCCCTGTCAGTTTGTCTAAGAACATTCTTCTTGACCCACTGAGTACTAAAGTATTTACCTAAGTAAGGATCCACGTCATTGATTGTTGAGAGTCTTTCTCTCATAATTTCTATCTCTTTGAGCTCTGCGAAATGATTGTCTGTAATGTAATCAAATCTCATCTCTCTTCTTAAAGCAGGCCAATCCTCAGCAGCAATAACGCCTTTGAGGATCAGTTGTTTCTCTAAAGCTGCTTCAAAGATTTTTGAGAACTTGAGTCTAAGTCTTCCAATAAACTTCTGGAACTTAATCTCGTCTCTGCTGATCTCTGATGCTCGTCCTAGAGAGAAGCCTGTCTCTGGTTCTAATCTTGATACTGGGACATTTAATGATCGGTATAATTTCTTTTGGAAGTACAATACATCATCCATCTCTCCTAAGTTCTGGCCTGGAGGTAATGTTGTGATCTCTGTACCCTTTCCACCCTCTCTTCGAGGCAACCAATAGTCTTCAAGCATAGTCATGAACTTTCTATCATCTTTTATTTCACCAGTAGTGGCGTCATAGATAGTTCTGTTTTTATGTTTGGCCATCATGTCTCTAAGATATTGTTCTGCTTTTAACTTAGGCAGATTCCCTACGTCAATATAAAAGATTCTTCTTTCTGGCGCTCTTGATATTCTATAGATTACTGTTGCGTCTTCTAAGATTCGTAACTGGTTAAGAGGTTTGATTGCTTTGTGTAAGTGTGATAATACCATTTTATTATCTTCACTCATCAACCCTGAAGTGGTATGTAATATACTGTCCTTAGCTATCTTGATGCCTTGGGTAGTACCTTGAGCGGGATTTACAGTACCTGGACCACTCTTAAATCCTTTGTCGTTATAGAGATAATACTCTTGCTTTGTCTGTGCTAGTTGTATTCTATTAGGACCGGTGCCATGTGATTTCTTCTTGACTGCTCTAACTTTTCTTATCTTACGAGGATCAATATATCTAAATTCTTGTATCCCTAATTTGGGATCCTTTTCATCAATGATAACATGATAGTACATTCTACCATCTATATACCAGTGTCTGAATATTTCATATGATTGACGTTCAAAGTCGAGTAAGTCTTTTACGTTAAGAAACTCATCTGCAATTTGTTCTTTGATCTTGTCACTGACTTGGACTGAATCCAAATCTAGTTCTACTGTGTGTGAGTCTGGATCGTAAACTATAGATTCGTTTACGACATCATCAATAGCATTCTCGCACTCGGGTTGCATAGCCATCTTACGATAACGTGTAACGAGTTCGCCTTCTGTTTTGGATGATTGTTCAAGATCGATGTACTGTCCATAAGCGCCACCTTCTGCGACGACTACAGCACCATCATCTTCTTGACGTGCGACGAAAGAGCCTTGGTCTTCTACACCCTTTCTCTTGATTTCAAAACCGAATAGTTCTGCCATTGATTACCTCATATTGTAAATGTATTTAGGCTCCCCTTGGAGAGCCTAAATTCAAAGTTGGTTTAATTACCGCCAGCGTTTCCAGTTGAACCACCAGTTACTTCCCACCAGTCGTACTGGAAGGTTACCTGGAATTCCTGGATAACATCTGTAGCGTTCCAATCAACTTCCATTTCTGTAATGTTGACTGGGAATATACCATTAAATGTATATTCTCTTACTGGTACGCCAGTTTTACTAAACTGGGTGACCTGTGCCTGCGACTTGTATGATAAGTCAGAAGCGCTTCCGAATCCTCTAACGTTGCCAAGATGAGAATTAATATTCTGCATCCATTCTTCCATAGAGTTTCTGATCAAGAAGTCTTCATCGTTCATTACTGTGATGTTCCATTCTGCGAATGTTCTATCACCTGCAATCTTAGTCTTTCTTCCGAAGTATGGTACTTCGATAAATCCTAAAGTTGCGGCAGGTACTTGTGACGCTCTCACTAGGAAAGGTGTCTTTAAGTCGCCAGCGCTATTAGCAGGGTTAGTAATGTTACACTGAAACAGGGTAGGTCTAGCACCACCAAGAGTTAGCTGCGATCTAATTTCATTAATATTAAAAGCCATTTGATACTCCTATTAGTATTTAGTCCTAAAACTGACCTACGATTTCAGAAAATTCAACTCCACTTCGTACTGCTACGAAGTTTAATTGGATAAAGTTAATTGATTTAGCAGGTTTAATGTAGATGTCTCCAATAAATCTGTTACCGTCTATTACTTCTCCAGTGTTGTTTGTTTCGTCACAAACTAATTTGAAGTCATAAATTCCTCTACGTCCTTGAACATCTCTTAAGAAAGGTTCAACAAGGTTTTTGAATTGTGATCTTGTGAATGAATCATTGAACTCAAACAATGTAAACTTAGAAGCAGTTGCAATCGCTTTTTCAAGAACGATAAACAATCTTCTAACATTGATTCTGTCGAATGCACTTGGCTTACCTAGCAATGTCTTGTCACCAAATAGTACTGTTCCCTGTCCTGGGAATGTAACGATTGGGTTAACGTCTGCTTGATAAAGAACATCTCTATCAGCTTTCTTAGGATTGTAAGGTAGCTTGATGATGTTTTTAACTTGGCCTCTATTGAATCCAGCTGGAGAGAACCATGCGTCTCTTAACTCATCAGTTTTAACTGCAAGCCCTGCTACGTCTCCATTTAAAGGAACATATGTGTAAACATCATTGTACTTATCGTAAGCATATTTGTATCCGCTGTCTAGGAATGCATAAGATGAATTGCTTAGGCTATTTCTAAATTCGATAATGTCATCAGCTTCGTCACCTGCATTGTTAACCACATCACCTCTTTCTGGTGAAATGAATACAACACAATCTTTTCTTGACTCTGCAATGTTATCTACAATGTACTTACCTAATCCTTCACCGTTAGTTCCACCCACCGACTTACCAGTTAGGATTAAACTTACGTCAACATCTTCAGCAGACTTGTACATGTCGTATCCGCTTGTAAGAGTTGCTAGTGATACAGTTGACTCATCAGCTGAATCTACACCCAACTTCAATGAATCATATACAGGACTGTCTGTTACTAGTGCTGCTGATGTAGAAGCTGTTGTGTTAGCTGCTAAACCATAAGCATTCTTAGCCCAGATGTAGTTAGATGATGCATCAATAACATCGATCCACCAATTTGACTCGCCTGATTCTGTTTTTGAATCTGTTGCTCTCGAAAGACCTTCAAACACTTCCAATACTTGATTTGGAGTTCCTGTGATTGAACCATCTTCGTCTTTGATTACTACGTGAATCTCATCACCTACACCGCCTCTTGCAGAAGCATATGCTGATGTTCCTGGTGCTGATCTTACTAGATCATAGAAGCCCCAGTACCTAGAGAACCCTAGACCAGAAATATCAACTGCTCCAGTGTAGTTTTCTTTGAATGACAATACAGATGAGTTAGCTGCTGAGACAGTTAAGTAATGTACACCAACACCTGCTGATGTGTTTCCTACTTTAATCTTGTCGCCAACTGCTACGAGACCGGAACCACCGCCCCCAATTTGTTCTGCTGTCGAAGTTGTTCCTGAATTTGCACCAGCTGTTATAGAAATAGTACCTGTTGACGCTTCGACATAATCGTTTGCAGACCTACATACTGAAACCTGTAAGCTGTTTCCAAGCGAACCTGGATACTTAGCTACGAAATGATCCGCACTTGTAAGTGATACTGTATCGATTGCGTCTTCATTGCTGACTACAACTGCTGCTGAACTACCATTTGATACGGCGTTCTTAGCGGCTGCGTCTACAACTCTAGTCACATATAGTTTATTTCCATACGCTAAAAAGTTAGCGGCTGTGAAAAAAGTTTCTGGATTGAATCCAGTTTGTGGCTTTCCAAATCGGTTCGCTAGTGATTCCTCGCTGTCTAATAAGACACGAGTGTTCGCTGGACCCCATTTAAAAACACCTGCTAAGGCACCTTCCGTAGTAGAAACCGCTGGAACAACAGTGGTTAAATCGATTTCCGATACGTTTACGCCTGGACTGACCTGAAATGGCATTTTATTCTCCTTTCATTTATGGTAGATTATAAGCTCTGTTATATTTATAATTCTAAGTATTAGAAGAGTGATCCTTCTTCGTAATCTAACTCTTCCCACGTTATCATTTCGCCACCTTTGAATTCATCATTGTCAGTGGAAACATTTGTACTTGATCCACTATCTATAAACCCGAAGGGCGTGAGCTCATCTTCTATCGCTTGTTCGTTCTGTGCATATAGATTCTTTCTAATATCTATATCCGTTAATTGTTTAAAGTAGTCCTGTCCAGTTAGCCATGAGAATAGCACTAAGCATATCACAAGGTCATCTGTCATTCCTTCTTCGGCCTCATAACTAGTCCCTCTTTTGTTTGCTACAAATGTAGTTAACTCAGAGAGTACATCAAAGTCAGAAATAATTAGTTTGTCATTCTCTAGTATTGTCTTAAGAGAAGAACATCCTATTCTTTTTAATGAGGAAGTAGTTCTGACTCCTAACTGAGAGTCACCACCACCGAATCCTCCACCTACTAATTGACCAGCCCTTCCTTTCCATTGAGCTTTG